CTCGATCATTCAGAACCGTGAAATTCACGGAAGCGCCAGCGGCCAGCGACTGCGAAAAAACCTGAATGAGGCCAGTCGGTCGATTGATCGTGACCGAGTTCGTGTTGCTGGTAACTTGTGAAACAGTGGCCCCAGCGCCGGTGGAGTAACCCATCCATGCGTTGTCTCCCGTCAAGACCACACCCAGCGGCATGAACTTGAGCCCGTTTACCGTTTCATCACCGCTCAAACCAACCGCGCCAAGCTGGGTGCGCGCCGCAGCTGCAGTTGCCGCCGTGAACACGCTGCTACCCACGGCGGTGCCACCCAGCGCGGTGCGCGCCGCCGCCGCATCGGCCGCCGTGAACACGTTGCTGCCCACCGCGCTGGCGCCCAGCGCGGTGCGGGCGGCGGGGGCGTCTGCCGCCTCCACAAAGCCGCGCGCCCAGGCGCTGAAGTGGTTACGCAGCATGTTGAAGCCTTGCGTCAGCGCCAGCGCGGCTGCTCGCCACACTTGCGGGTTGTCGGTGCCGGCGTCTGCCTGATCGGTTGGAATGTCAGAGGGTGGCCAGGCCATGGTCAGATTCCTTCAATGTCAAAGTCAACGAATTGCGGGTCGGTCAGCGTGCCGTTCAGGTAGAACTGAAAGCGCGGGCCGGTGGTGGTGTTTTTGTCCACGCGCGTCACCGTCCAGCTGCCGGTGCGGTTGTCTTGCACCGTGGCCACGGCGTTGCGGATCACCAGGTAAGTGCGGGCAATGGGCGCGCGCACGTCGCCCACACCAATGCGGTACAGGCCGGTCAGGCCGCTGATCACCACGTCGTTCAGGTACTCGCGCTGGATCTCGGCGGACACGCGCCAGTCCAGCCGCTGCAGGGTGGCCAGCGGCGCGGAGCCGGTGGCGGCCACGGTGACGCGCAGGCGCACCCAGCGGGCGGTGAACACGTTGGCCGCCGGTTGCCAGGCGCCCCAGGTGGTGCCGTCTGCGCTGGAGGAGAACTCCACGGTGACGGTGCCCAAGGCCACCACGGTGGCGTCCACCTGCCCGGCCACCGGTGTGCCCAGGTCCAGGCCTGGCGTGGTATAGCTGGCGCTGGCTGGCGGGCTCACGGCCCATTGCGTCCAGGCGTCCCAGGTGCTGGGCAGCGTGGCCCAGGTGGTGGCGCTCGCGGCCTCCAGCACATCGCCCACGCGCACAAACCCGCTCAGCACGCCCGGCCAGGTCGGGTCGTTCGGCACCTCTTCGAAGGTGCTGCCGCTGCGGCGGCGGCTCAGGGTGATGCTGCGCACCAGCGCCGGGCTCAGGTTGCCGGTGGTGTCGCGGCTGCGGCAGGCGAACGTCCAGGCGCCTTCCAGTGGGGCGTTCAGCTCCACCGGGCTGGCGGTGTAGTAGGTCTGGTCGTCTTGCAGCGGGAGCATGCTGTCCCACACCGGGCTGGCCACCGTGCCGGGCAGGTAGCGAATCTCGGCGCCCGCCCAGTCCAGCGGGGCCACGGTGGTGGTGTAGGCAAAGTTGTACTGGCGCGTGCCGTCTGGCTGGGCTTGGACAATGAACGTGTCAAACGCCGGGGGCGGCTCGCGCAGGCCCACCACGTCGTAATACAGCCGGAACGGCTCGGCCTGCCGGGTGTCGCCGAACACGCGCAGCTCCAGGTGCCAGCGTTCGTCCAGCCCGCCGCGCCAGGTGAGCGTCTGGCTGGTGCCGCCGGCCAGCAGGCGCTGCGGTGGGCTGGCCTCGCCCTCGCCCACCGCGCCCCAGATTTCCGCGCGGTTGAAGTTGCCGGTGGTTTCGAACACCACAGAAAGCTCGGTGTAGAACGTGTTGCCCTGCCGGGCCAGCTCTTCCACGATGCGCAGGCCGGTCACGGTAGGTGCCGGGCGCAAAAGGCTGTTGTTGGCCGGGGCGGTGTAGGCGCCGCTGGTTACCATGGCCCAAAACTCGGGCACCTCGGGCACCAGCGTCATGCGCGCGCCGTCTTGCCCGGGCTCGATGGCCACCACGCGCAGCAGCTGGCCGGGCGTGGCTTTGAAGTCGTACACCCACAGCGTGTCGTGGGCCGGGTTGTCTTCGCTGCTGCCGGGCAGCGGCACACCGCCGGGCCAGGCTGCGTCCAGCTCGATCACGCGGCCATCGCCCGCGAACGGCCGCACCGGGAACACGCGCATTTGCTGCTCACCCGGCAGGCGCAGGCCAATGAAGCGGCCGCTGAAGCCCGCCGGAATAGCGCCGGGCGCGGTGTCGTCCAGCGTGAGGCGCACGGTGCCGCCCACCAGCTCGCAGGCCTGCAGGCGCCCGCCGTACCCCCAGGCGGTCAGGTCGTGGCTCAGGCTCACCACCTGGCCGCGCCGGTAGACCATGTATTCCAGATCCATTTCGCAGCTGACCGTCTTGCGCTGGTACACGTTTTGCGCCATGGCAAAGCGCATGAGCGTGGCGGCGTGCGCCTCGCTGCCCACGCCCACCAGCTGCTGGCGGGCGGTGGCGCGCGGCGTGGTCACGCCCGGGGCCACCATGCGCACGCTGCTCCAGACGTTGCCGCGCGATCGGTCGAAATACTGGAACTCCAGCTCGTCGGCCGTCACCATGGTGTCGTAGGTCACCGTGAAGCTGCGCGCGCTGATGTTGGCCATGTTGATCACGGCTTCCACCGGGTCGTCAGCCCGGAAAAACAGCACCCCCAGACGCCCGCCCACGTGGGTGATTTCACCCAGGCCGGCGTAGGCCACGGCGTTCATCAGGTCTTCAGTGGTGGTGGCTTCCTGCAGGAACAGGTCAAACTCGTAGCCGCCCTGGGCACAGTGCACCATGAAGGCCTGCAGGCTGGGCAGGTCGATCTGTTCGTCTGCATAGCCCAGGCCCGCCAGGCGGCGTCCGCCTGGCGCAAAGATGCCGCGCATGAGCAGCAGCAGGATGGCGCCCGGGTTGCACAGGCCGCTGGCGCGGTTGGTGGCGGTGGTCCAGGCGGTGCCGTTCCAGTACGGCATAGGCTTGGCGGTCAGCGCGGCGTTCAGCTCGTCCAGCGTGCCGTTGAGCTGGCCGCTGGCGCGGATCTGCACCGCCAGGCGGCTTTGGCCCGCATAGTTGGCCGTGTCTTGCTGGTAGCTCTTGAGCGAAACCCACTCCACCTGGTTGCTGGCGGTGGTGCTGGTCTCGTCTGGCGTGTTTTTGCGCAGGCGCACTTCGTACTGCCCGGGCGGTACTTCGCGCTCAAAGGTCAGGCGCAGCGGCTTCTGGCTGGCGTTGCTCAGGCGCAGCACACCGGCGGGCACGGCGGGCACGGCGGGGGTGACCACCTCGATCCACGTAAAACTGGAGCCTTCAGCCGAGTCAGTGCGCTCCACCGTAACAGCAGGCACGCCCGCCACCGCAGGCGCCCAAGGCAGCCAGGTGCCACTGCCCACCGCGCGGTACTCAATGCCCACATCGAGCCCGCGGCTTTCGTAGGCACCATCGCGGCTCACGCCGAACAGGCTGGCCACCAGGTCCACCGCCAGGCGCACCGTGCCCGCGCTGCTGGTGCGCAACACCCAGGGCCCCGTGCCGCTGGGCGCGGCCAGGGCACCACCGGCCACGCTGTCCACGCTGGTGCCCAGCGCGGGAAAGTCGCTGTTGCCGGTGGCGAAGCCGTTGCGCAGCACGGTGACGCCGGCGTAGGTGTCCAGCGCGGTCTGGCCGATGCGCAGGGCTTGCGCGTCGGCACAGTTCAGACCGCAGTGGAACATTTGCCACAGATGCTGCTCGCCGCCGCTGAAAAAGCTGTACGGCTGGGCGGCCAGGTCGGGCACTGCGTAGGGCTCGCCCAGCACCAGCGCCATGGGCGCAAACGGCCGGGCCTGGTTGCGCCCGCCGCCGTTGAGCGCGTAGGTCGGGCTGGCGGCGCTGTCTTGCAGTCGCCCGGCCTTGGGCGTCAACAGTTTGTTGAGCACCATGGAACCGGCCATGTAGGCCACGCCGGCCGCCAGCTGCCCGGCGGTGCCCGTGAGGCCCAAGAAAGAACCACCCCCAATGCCACCGGCGCCAAAGGTGAAATAACTCAGCGCCACCAGGGCCGCGATGCGCAACACATCGCGCTCGGGCACGCGCCGGCATTCGATGATGTGGCCGTGCTTGGGCTTCACACGGGGCCAGTGGATTTCGTGCACCAGCACGCCGCCGATCGTCACCACCCACTGCTGGCCGGGCAGCACTTCGTGCCGCGCCAGAAAGGCGGCCAGGGTTTCGTCGGGCAGCAGCAGGCCCGCGGTGTCGCGGTACACGCGCTGGCCCTGCAGCGTCAGCGGGTGCGGCGTCACCACCAGCGCCGCCTGGGCGCGGTCTGCGGCTTGCACCGGGGCGGGCACGGTCATGTCCATGCGTACCACCCCTCCAGCTTCATGCCCTGGGCTTGCAGATCCACAAACCGGTTCAGCGCCACGCTGCCCTGGGAGTAGCTGTTGTGCAGCACCCAGACGTCACCACGGTGCAGCGCCACGGTGCCGATGTGGTACTGGTGGTCGCCCTTGTCGTTGAGTTCGGTGAACAGGGCCGCGCAGCCGGTGAACGGCACATCCACACGGCTGGCCACCGCGCTGCGCAGCGCCAGGATGGCGGCGCGCTGCCCGGCCACGCCGCCGGGGTGGCGCTGCAGCGGCAGGGTGACGGTGCGGCCAAACACCTCGCGCTGCACCAGCACGGCCAGGTCGGCACAGTCGAACTCGCCGGGCACATAGGCGCGGCCCACGTAGCCCTGCAGGCGCTTCATGATGTTGGGGTCGGTCGCGTGCATGGCGGTCAGTCCGGAAACAGGCCGGGCGCGGTGGTGGGGTCGAACCGCACGTCCACCGCCGGGCGGCGCATCAGCTCGCTCATGCCGATGGTGGCCGACACGCTGAGCACAGACACCTGCACCGAGCCCATGGGCGCGGTGAACGAGTACTCCACCACGTCAGGCGTGGTGCGGTGCACGCGCTCCACCGTGGCCATGAGTTCGGCACCGGGCGGCAGGGCCTCCAGATCGGCGGTGATTTCGCGGCCCACGTTGTCAATGCGCAGCTGCACGCGCGGCACCTCTTTGGCCGCGCTCTTGGGCAGGGTGATCGCAAACGGCAGCGCCGCAAAGCCATTGCCACGGCTCATGAACACCGGCGTGTCGGGCCCGCGCAGGTCGTCGCAAATGCGCACCGGCTGGGCAAGGCCCGCGCCGTTGATGGTGAGCAGCGTCAGCACGCCGAACGGGTCAGAAACCCGTTGCAGCCTGGCGCGGGTGGGGGCGCTCACGCTCATGCGGCCACCTGAATGAGATCGGCCGCGCGGGTGTTCGGGGTGTAGCTGGTGATAGCCCCCGTTTCCATTTGCGCCCCCCACAGGTAGACGCTATTAGCTGGGTTCCCGGCATAGGCTTCGCTACCCCAACCATCTGTTTGGCGCAAGTCGAGAACGCAGGTTGAAAAATCGGCGCTGGCGGTTATGCCAACGCGGAAATAACCATTGCCCAGCGGATGAATGAAAGAGCTGACAAGCGTACCGCTACCAGCCCACACAGCGCCCTGTGTGCCGGCCACCAGGTCAAACGTGCGACCTGTTAGAACGCCACCTACAAAGGCCCAAACCGCCAGGTACCGCACACCCGCCGATTTTGCAAACACGCTGAAAGAGCGGCCGGGCGCGACTGCATTGGAGTACAGGTTGTGGCTGATGTTGGCGGCGGTTTCCACCACCGCATCAGCAACAAACTGCACGCCGTTGGGCGCAGGGTCGAACAGCCCGGGCGCCACGGTGGTGTTTTGCTTGACCCATGCGCCTGCGTCAAATGCTTCAGGCTCGGCGATAAGGTTGGTGCCAGCCACCTCCACCAGCAACCGTGCGCCCGGCTCGTAGGCCGTGGCCACTGCACCGCGCTCGACCATGACCGCATCGGCGCGCACCGTGCCGAGCCAAGCACCATTCCCACCAATGTGGTAAAGACCAACAGTTACCGAGTCCATATCGGACGGCAGCGCTGGCAATGTAATGCTGGCCGATAGGCGGCCCGATGGTTGAATATCGGCTCCGATAACGCTTGATTGGACCTGCCAAACGCCGGCAGCATTCTGAGCCCACAAAAACAACTGCGCCACACGCCCGACACCATCAGCTAGGCTCGCGGCATCTTGGTAAACCTGGGCACTTACCGTGAGTGTTTCACCTGGGCGCAGATTGGCCGGGTTGTTGGCGGCTGTCTTGATCGCATGCGCGGCCCCATAAAAACCCGGGCCAACAACAATGTCGCGCGCCCCGCTGTAGATGTTTTTTCCGCCGAAGTAACTGAACCGCGCCACGTTGGCCGCAGCCGTCTGCAGCACACCCGCCGAGTCCACAAAGGTGGCGGTGCTGTTGCGCTGCGTGGCCAGCACGCGCGACGGGCTCACGGGGTGCAGGCCGGGCGGGAGCACCACAAAGCTGGGGCGGATGTATTCAATGTCGACCGTGCGCTCGGCCACGCGGTAGGCCTCGGCCAGCGGCGTGATGGCGCCCAGGCTGCCGCCCACCACGCGGGCGGTGACCACGCGGTCGCCGCGCGGGTGGTTGAAGCTGAACCACGCGGCGCCGCCCAGGGCTTCGCCGTAGAACCAGGTTTCAAACTCGTCAGCAGCGGCCAGGGTTTCAAAGCCGAGCTGCAGCGAGACTTGCACCCGCGCGTCGGCCGCGCTGCGGCGCTGGCGGGCGAGGCCGCGCTCCACTTCGGAGCGCAGCACCACCGGGTCGGGGCGCTCGCTGCCAGCGTGCAAGATGGTGCAGAGGTGGTGGGGAAAGGCGGGCATGGTGTGGTGTGCGCTCGGTGTTTCAGCCCATGGATGGCCGCAGGCCATACCCGTTTTCCAGCCCGCGCGCCACCGGCCCGCTGCGGTTGGCCAGGCCGTCGCCCACGGCGGTCAAGATCAGGTCCACGATGCGGGTGCCGTCTTCGCCGGTGCGGCTGCTTTGTGTGGCGGTCATGGCCTGGCCGGGCGGGGTGATCACGTTCAGGATCACGTTGCCGCCGCCGGCGGCTTCGTCCACCACGCGCTCGCGAGGGTGCAGCATGGCCATGAAGCCGCCCTGCCCATCCAGCCCGCCAGAGCGGGCGCCGTTGCCGGTGTGGCCGCCGCCGGCAAAGCTGGGCAGGTACTGCTCCCAGTCGGTGCTGAAGCCCATGCCCGCGCCCGGGTTGTAGCCCGAGCTGGTGGCGCCGCCACCAAAAGCGCCCAGCAAGGCGTTGAGCCCGGTGCTGATCAGGCTGTTCATGCCCTCGGCCACGGGCTGGATCATCGGCCGCAGGATGGTGCGAGCGAACTGCGCCTCCAGCTCGCGCTTGAAGATCTGCATGATGCTGGCGCCGCTGCGAGCGCCTTCCAGAATGCCCTGGCTGATGCTGTCGGCCAGGGTGTTGCTGGTGCTGGTGCCCACGGTCTTGGCGGTGCGGGCGGCCTCTTCGATGATTTCGTCCACCGTCATGAGGCCAGCGGCGCGGGCGCTGCGCGCTTCAATGGCCGCCAGAATGGCCGGGGCCAGTCGTTCGTAGGCCTCAGTGCCTTTTACAACGCCCTTGCGCTCCAGCTCCAGCAGGGCCACGGCTTTTTCGCGCTCCAGGCCGCTCAGGCCCATGAGGCTGGTTTCCTGCTCGATGGTCTCGAGCATTTCCCGCGCGCTGCGGATGCGCCCCTCCACCACCATGCGCGCGGCCTCTTCGCGCTGGAACTCTTCGTCAAACAGGCGGTTGCGGTGTTCGGCCAAGTCGATCACCTTGCGCAGGGCGTCGGCCTCTTTCCGGCGCGCCTCCGCTGCAGCCCTTGCCGCCGCCTGCTCAGCCGCACTCACACGGCTGTTTCGATCTGAATCACTTTCAGGCTTTGAAGGCACCCTTATTTGACGCCGGAACTTGGCATCTTCAGCGCTAAAGTCCATGCCAGAGATGGATGCCAGCGCGCTTTGCATCAAACGTTGCTTATGAGTTGCCTCCTCAAGGCGCTTGATGTATTTGTAAAGCTGGGCCATCTCGCTTTTGAGATAGATATTGTCCGGCGCGACGGCAAGGCGCAGGGCCAACTTTTCGTACTCTCCTCGCGCCATTTCAAGGCGCTGCATCATGATGACAGTTTGTTCTGACGCTGGCCTCAGATTGACAGGCAAAAGGCTTAGGTTTTCGTTAAGTCCCAGGACATTCCCTGTGAGGGCGTTGACCGTCCAGTTAAAACTGTTGAACAGCGCCGCAAGACCGCCAAACGCAGCACGGCCACCCAAAGCTCCAGCGGCATTGGCCACTTGCGACAGGGCGCCGCCGCC